CTTATAGTGATCTTATAAAAGACTATAGTTTCACTAAGGTCAATGACATAGAAAGAAGAGATAAGGTTGTAGGGAAATTATTTCAGTTAGCTGAAAGGGGAGATATGAGGGCAATACAATTTATTGTAGAGCGTTTAGAGGGTAAGAGTAAAGAGTTTAGAGAGGTTACCCACAAATCAGAACCTATTCAGATAATGTCCATTGATTAGCTGGGATATTGACAGCAAAAGAAGAGAGATCATTAAATCTAAGGCTAAGCGTAAAGTTTTAGTAGCGGGTCGTAGATTTGGGAAGTCTCATTTAAGTTTAATCTGGTTACTTACTAAGCCTATTGAGGCAGATGAGCGTAGATGGGTAATTGCTCCTACTTATAGGCAGGGTAAAACAACAACATGGAAACTAATGAGGTCTATCTTTAGGGACTATGATTGTCAGATCAATGAGAGTGAGCTATTAGTCAAGCTCCCTAATAATGCAGAGATAGCTATTAAGGGTGCAGAACAAGAGAACAATCTAAGGGGTGCTGGTCTAGATATGGTTGTTCTGGAAGAGTATTCATATATTAAGCCTCATGTCTGGGATGAAATCATTTATCCTATGCTTACAACAACAAATGGAGAGGCTTTCTTTATAGGCACACCTAATGGATATGATCATTTATATGATGCTTATATGATGGGACAAGGTGCTGACCCAGACTGGGAATCATGGCAATATACCACAGTAGATGGAGGCTATGTCTCACAAGAAGAGATTAACAAAGCTAAATCAATGATGGATGAGAGGGCATTTAAAACAGAATTTCTAGGATCATTTGAGACCACTGGAAATAGAGCGGCTTACAACTTTGATAGAAGTGTCCACATTAAGAAAGCACAACAGATTACAGATAGGCTAGTATGGGGTTTAGATTTTAACGTAGACTACATGAGCAGTTGTCTTATAGTAGAGTATTCTAATGGGTCTATTCATTACCTAGATGAGATTAGATTAACCAACTCAAACACAAATGAAATGGCTTTAGCTATGAAGAAGATAGCTCCTCATGTTCCAGTTTATCCAGATAGTGCAGGATCAGCCAGAAGCACAACCAGCAATAGATCGGATCATCAAATCTTGAGGGATCATGGGTTTAATGTGATAGCTAAGAAAGCTAATCCTCCTATAATAGACAGATTAAACGCTCTAAACTTTATGCTTAAAGACACAAATAATAAAATTAGAATGACAGTAGACCCAAAATGTAGATTTTTAATAAAAGACTTAGAGCAAGTCCAACGCACAAGGGATGGGAAAATAGATAAGAGTGATATAAAACTCACACACATGCTGGATGCAAGTAGTTATTACATAGCTTACAAACATCCTATTGTTAATAGACAACCCTTAAGTATGGAATGGTAATATGGAATATCATGATAAAATAACAATCCCAGATTTGGGAAGAGAGGCTGTTTTACACAGCGTAAAGAACGCAGAAGACTCTTTATTAAAAGAGGAACATGCAAAGCGAGAGACAGCACTAGATTTTTATTATAATCAGAACATGGAAACGCACATAGAAGACTATTTCTCTGGTGCATCATTAAGTCAGATTCCAGTATTGCCACTTAGGTTAGTTCCTAGATTTGCTAAGGCTAGGATGATGTTGTACAAGAAACCCGCTGATAGATATGTAGGTGGAGAATTAGCAGAAGAATATCTAACTTACACTTATCATCTAAACTCACAGTCTAGGGCATTTTCTGAGCTATGTTGGTTACTGGGTAACATGCACATGAAATCCACATGGAATGAAAGAAAGCAGAGAGTAGAGTATCACCTTTTGCCATTTGTTAAAGAGTTCTATCATGTAGGAGAAAGTGAGCCTCATGGCTACTCTTATGAGATAGAGAAAAAAGAGAATGGGGATAGGCAGTTTGTATTCTGGTCTGAGGATAGAGATGGAGAGCAGGGCATGCACTTTAAGTATGACCTAGAAGGTAGAATGTACCCAATAGGGGACAACACTGAAATGGTTAACCCTTATGGAATCAACCCTATCAGTAGAGCCTCTTATCCTTATCATGCTTATGATGTTGTATTTGCTAGTCTACATGCCTCTATAGCTTTTACAGAAGTTATGTTAGCTACCCGCTATCAGATGGGTTCTCCAGTAATTACTGGGGTAGATCAAGCAGTGCCAGATTTAAAGTGGGGAGTAGATCGTTTAATCTCTCTTCCAGAAGGAAGCTCTATGCAGTTTGTAGCTCCTCCCTCAAACATACCTAGCATGATAGAAGGTATTAAACAATTATTAAATGTCACTGGTCAGAATCATGCTCTATCTGTACGCTGGGGAGAGCAAGGTCAAATCCCAAGTGGTCAAGCCTTAAAAATATTAAGCATTGAAAATATTGAAAGCAGAGAATCAGACATACCACTGTTTCAAGAGTTTGAAGAGATGAGATATGCAGTAGATAGAAGTATTATAGAAACTCATACTGGAAAGGTGTTTGATGAGTCTTATGCTGTAGACTTTGCAGAGACAGACTTCCCAGATGACTGGTCAGCAGAGAAAGATAAGCTTATGTTTATGATGGATAACGGTTTAATAACACAGAAAGACCTTATGAGGCATTTTAACCCAGACATAACAGATGCAGAACTAGAACAGAAGCTGGAAGAAGTAGAAGAAGAAAAACCAGAACCCGCTGAACCAGAGACCCCACAAGTTCCAGCATTTGAAGGATTGAGAAAACTTGGCAAAGTTGATCAGTAATTATCTAGACAAGCTAGACCTATTAGAAGAAGAAGTAAACAGGAACGCTGATAATATTCTAAATGTTATAGATATAGATAAACTACTAGAAGACCCAGAAGGTTATTTATTATCACTAGGAGATGCTTTTTTAAAAGAACATATAGATGAAATACAGAAAGCATCTAAAGAAGGTAAGAAGTTTGCCAGTAAAGTAATTAAACAATTATGAAACAAGGTATTCAAATAGATAAGGATTTTGACCTTAAAAAGATTAAGCTAGACCTAACTAAGGAATTAAACTTTTCTGGGGATATAATAGTAAAAGATCACTTTAAAAGGCTAAACATAGGCACTGATGCAAATGGCAAAGGAATGAAACAACTCAAGCCAGCAACAGTTGCTAGAAAAGGGAATGATCAAGTCTTAGTAGATAAAGACAAGATGAGGCACTTAGTAAGATCAAGAGCAACTAAATCAAAACAGTTTGTAAATATTCATCCCGGTAAGAAACAAAAAAGACGAGGGGTTACTAATCAGCAGATAGGTTTTTATCATCAAACTGGTGCAGGCAATCTCCCTAAGAGAGAATGGTTTGGTATATCTAAGAAGGCAGAGAAACAATGTTTAAAAGCAGTAGAGCTAAGAATAGAGAAGTTAATTAGAAATGCCTAACATGACTGTGACCATAGGAGAGCAGTTATCCACTATTGCTGGAGAAACTACTATGACCCTACAAGAGTTAGTCTCTACTATGAAAGCATCTGGCATGGATAATGGAGCTATTAAGAATGTCTTATTAAATGATCTTAAAACTGGGGGGAGAGTATTTGGTCGTTATAGAAATCAAATAAAAAACACTGTTAAAACTGGAATAGGTATGTCTGCTGGAAACGCATCTAGGACAACCTTTCAAAACGCTGGTGTTAAGCAGTTTAGATGGCAAAGCGTAGGAGATACTAAGGTGTGCGAAGATTGCGAGCCTAGACAGGGACAAGTAGACTCTCTTGAGTTCTGGCAAACAGTTGGTTTACCTCAATCTGGTTTTAGTATATGTAGATATAACTGTAGGTGTCAGTTAGTTCCAGCTAATTATACAGCTAAGGGATTAGATAAACCGCTATTAAGGAATAAAAATATCACCAATTTCAATATGGCTGGTAAACATAAGAGTATTAAAGACTCTGATAAGTGGCTAGAAAAAAATTTAAATTTAAAATACAGTAGTTTAAAAGATATAAGTTTAGAAAATAGAAATAAATTGAATAGATTATTTAAAAAACATATTGATAATGGAGCTAAATTTAATTATAGATCAATTACAGCGACCTCTTTAAGGGGAAATACTTATGCACAAGCAAATGTAAAAACCTTACAAATTAATTCTAAAATATTTAATAAAGATAAAAAATATTATAATAATTTACTAAATGATGATGTAAAAGCTGGCTGGCATCCCAGAGGATGTAATAGTTTTGAGTCTATGATGTCTCATGAAATGGGTCATAGTTTGTCATTAAAAGACATAGATGTAAAAGGCACAAAAAGATGGAAAGCAATTATAAAAACTGATAAAGGAAAAAAGTTAAATGCTGTATGGAATGAATATGTAACAGATATGATGAAAAGAAAAAAAGAATTTTTAATTAAATGGGAAAGTAAAGGAAAAACAAAACAACAATTTAAAGATTATATTAAAAGTTTTAAAAGTAAAGTAAAACCACATCCAACAATACCTAATAAATTTGTAACCAATAATACAAGTGCAGATTTTTATAAAGAAGTTTATGGAGATAATTTTATTTCCAAATATGCCAATACAAACATTCAAGAGTTTATAGCAGAGTGCTATAGTATGAGTTATCATACTTCAAACTCATCAAAATATGCTTTAAAAATAAGAGATTTATTAAATGGGTAAACATAAAACGATTTCATCTTCTCCAATATGCTTAGAATGTAAACACTTTGATGAGTTAAGTGATTTTGGTTTTAAATGCAAAGCTTTTAAAGATCAAATACCAGTAGAAATTATAGACTCAATTCATGACCATAAAAAACCATTTAAAGGAGACAATGGGATTCAGTTTGAGCCAATAGAAATAAAAACAAAATGATCGTTTTATGAAAGTTTAGATTTGTATTATATTAAACAAACAACAAGAGGACTATATGTCTGAAACAGAAGTAGCTCAAGATACAGAGCAAGAGTTGGAAACTAAAAATCCAGATAGCACAGATTCTTTAAGCGGTCGAGAAGCTGAGTTATTGCGTGAAGTCATGCAAAAGAAAGATGGACTGCAAAAACTAAGGTCAGAAAACGCAGAACTCAAACAGCAATTTGAGGCTAAAAGGCTTGAAGAGCTTGAGAAAAAAGAAGAGTATAAGAAATTATATGAAGAGACTAAGACTAAGTATGATGAAATCCTACCTAAGTACGAAAACTTTCTTTCTTTTGAAACTGCTGAGACTGAAAAAATGCTACTAGATTTTCCAGAAGAAGATCGAGAAGCTTTTAAAGGCATGAATTACCAACAGTTAAAAGTGGTACATGCAAAAATAATTAATAAACCAAATAATGTTCCCTCTGTAGATAGTTCTACCCCTGCAAGTTCAACACAAGGCTATAGAACCTTGTTAGATGCGGCTAAAGACTATCAAAAAGGCAACATTGATGAATCAATCTACAATAAGGTTAAAAATGCCTTTAGACAGAACCAAGCCTAAAAAAGCAACTAGCTTAGATGGGTTTGAAGACCCTACCTCTGGAAGAGTGACAACTCAACACACTAAGGAAGGGGAAATGATTTATCAATTAGATGGCAAAGATGTAAATCTAGAAGATGGATTCTCTTTATCAGTGGGTAAAGACAAGACACCTAACAATATTAGATCATCATTTAGCCATATAAGCCAAGAACAGTGGGACAGTATATTTAACAAAAGGAGTTAGATATGGCGGCTGGAGATTCTAGCAATTACGCAGGCTCACTGGTAGAGGTTCTATCAGATGCTATGGTTCATTTTAGCAAGGCAAATGTATGTTTACCTTTGGTTATGAATGAATCAAGAGATAGAGCAGACACAATAACTTTCCCAGTTTATAACTTGGGATCAAATCAAGTAACAAGTGCAGATGTAGGAAGCCACTCAGAGCATGACACAACTGCAATAACAGCAACTCAACTGGACTCAACTAAGAAAACTATCACTCTTGATATGTATTCTATAAGAGTACCTATTCATGACGAAGCTGTACTATCAAACGCTAATGACATTACTGGTGTTACTGGACAGTTGGTCGGTAACGCAATAGCGGCTAAGGTAGACAGTTTGATTGTTGCTAATTTTGACAATTTCTCAAACACTTCAAATGACACAACCAATGGTATTTCTGTTGATGATATATTTGCGGCTTTGGGAACACTTCAAGCAAACTCAGCACCCGGCCCCTATGCTATGGTGCATAATCCTAGAGCAGTATATGGAACTTATGGCTTATCAAATGATCTAGTAACATCTGATCAATTTGGTGGTTCACCAACTTCTCAATCTGATATGCTTAAAACTGGATTTTTAGGCACATTAGCTGGAGTTGATGTTTACACTACGCCAGAGATTGCAATATCTAGTAATAATGCAATAGGTGCATGTTTCTCAAAGATGGCTTTAGGCTTTGGATATGCTGGAGAAATGATGAGAATAGAGATTGAAAGAGATGCTATCAGACTAAAGACTGATTACGTTGGTTCAATCTTCTGTAACTCAACTGAGTTAGCTGACACTTATGGTGTTGAAATGCAACACAAGGTAACTTGATAAAGTTAATCTTAGATAAATGGTTAGGGGTCTATTTATTTAGACCCTTAGCTGTATAAAAGATATGGCATTAAGTAATAATACAATATTAAAAGAATTTTTTGCAGACTTAGCTGGAACAGATGCTACTGGAAAATCATTTAACACATGTTTAAGGTTAGGACTTGAAGCGGCTGGTCATAGTGGTTCTATAAGCTCTATGTTGAGAGCATGGGCAAATGCTACTGCTGGTACATCTAACTTATCTGTTAATTCTGCATTAAAATTAGCTTTTGCAACTGCACAAGGATCAACTCAATCTAGTTTAGCTGGATTAGTAGGAGATTTTGCAGGAGAAACGCCTAACTGGTCTGATCAGTTACAGGCTTGGAACGCAGAAGGAAGAACATATTTAGAATTTGATAACCCCTAGAAGATAGACTAGGAATTAATCTCATGGAAAGGAGAATACAATGGCGGCTTTAGGCTCACAATCAATAGCATCATCTTATGAACAATTATTACATGTAGATAGAGATGGTGGGGGAAACACAACCACTTTAGTAGATATAAAAGATGGGGATAATGGAACTACATTTGCATTACAACTAGCAACAGATAAAGCACAGATAAATGGTGCATTAACCATTGATGCAAATGCTACTGATGGAACAGCTTTAACAATAGACTCAGAGGCACAAGATGGGCAAGGCATTTACATGGATGTTAGCCAGCAAACAAGTGGCTATGGAATCATAATTAATGATGTTGGTACAAGCAGAACTACTGGCGGAGCATTATATATAAATTCAAGTCAAAATAATAGTGGAACAAGAAAACTGGTTGAAATAAAAAATGACCATACAGGTGCAACAGGCACAACTGCTTTACATATACAACAAGACTCTACTGCACCAGCATTAGTTGCTTTAGGAAATGTAGGAATTGGAACTGCTTCTCCAGATGGTACAGTTCATATTCATACTGCTAGTTCTGGCTCTGTAGATGCGAGAACAGATGCTGATGACTTAGTGGTTGAAAATTCAGCTCATGGTGGTATTTCTATTTTAACACCCGATGACCAGTTCAGTAATTTAGTGTTTGGTTCTCCTTCAGATAGTAGAGGTGCTGTATTAGATTATTCACATTCAACTAAAGTTTTAAATATTGGAAGTGATGTAGCGAGTGGTCAAGTAGTTTTTAAAGTGGCTTCTGGTACAGAAGCTATGCGTATAGATGCTTCTGGAAATGTAGGAATTGGAACTGCTTCTCCAACATCTAGCTATGAAACCACCTTACATATACACGAATCTGCTGGTTCATCTGCTATTAAAATGTCCAATAATACTACTGGTTCAGCAAATACTGATGCTACAGATTTAATTGCTTATGGAAATGATTTTTATATTTGGAATAGAGAAAGTGGTAGTCAGTTAATATTTGGAACAAATGCAACTACAAGATTTAAACTAGATGACAATTCTCGCATTTCATTGAGTAATAATGATGCTGGAGATTACAATACAGTTTTTGGTTATAGTGCTGGTGCAAGTCTGCAAAGTGGTGGAGACAAAAATTTAATTATTGGACACGAAGCTGGAGATGCAATTACAACTGGAGATTTTAATTCTGTATTAGGTTATCAATCTGGAACAGATTTAACAACAGGAGAAAGAAATGTTTTTCTAGGACATGGTTCTGGTGCTAATGTAACTGAGGCTACTCATAATACAGCTATTGGAATGGGAGCTTTAGGTAACGTAACTAATCATGTAATTGGTACTGTTGCATTGGGATATAATGCATTACCAGCAAGTGGATTAACAACTGGTGCTAATTATACAATCGCTATTGGATATAGTTCTTTGGCAAGTCTTACATCTGGATCTGGAAATACTGCTATTGGATATTCTGCACTATATCCATTAACTACTGGAAATTATAATACAGCAGTAGGATATGAAGCATTAAATTCGATGAATAGTGGAGAAGAAAGTTGTACAGCAGTAGGCTATCAAGCTGGTTCAAATTTAGATGGAGGAGTAAACAACACTTTTGTGGGTGGTGCAACCACAGTTAATAGTGCTACAAATGATAATTGTACAATTATAGGGCAAGGTTCAGTTAGTGGTGGTTCTAATTCAGCAACTTTAGGATATGCAGTAACTGGACAAGCGGCTAATTCAGTAACATTAGGAAATGCTAATGTAACAGCAGTTTATATGGCTCAAGATAGTGGAGCAACAGTTCACGCTGGTGGAATGTTTATTAATGACAGCACCAATGGTAACATGACAACTGGTTTAACTATTAATCAAGGTGCGGCTGATGATGAAATATTAGCTTTAAAATCATCTGATGTTGCTCACGGAATAACTGGAGTAACTGAAACTGATACTTATGGGTATTTTAAAAAAGACGAATCAGATGGTGGTTTAATAATGATGGGATTTAAAGATGCTGATGGTAGTGCTTATCACGCAGTATATATCAGAGGAAATCAAGGAGAAGCGGCAACCACTACAAAATCAACATCTGGCAGAGGAGTGGTGGCAATAGATGCTATGGTTAAAGATGGTAGCACAGGAGCAGAAGCAGTAGGTTCTGATGGAAACATATTATCAATTTCAACTGCTGATACTGTAAGGTTTATTTTTGATGCAGAAGGAAGTGGTCACGCAGATGTAGAATGGGTAACATATTCAGATAGTAGGTTAAAATCATCAATAGAGGATATTCCTTATGGGTTAGATGAAATTTTAAAGTTAAAACCAAAAAGATTTGATAAACAATCTGGTTGCTTTAATGATGATGGTGAAATTGAATTAGAAGATAATAAGAAAAAAATGGTTGGTTTTTTAGCTCAAGAAGTCAAGGCTGTTGTTCCAGAAATAGTAAAAGATATAGATGAAAAAGAATCGTTTTACTCTATGGATGATGGAAAGCTAGTATCTGTATTAGTTAAAGCAGTACAAGAGTTATCAGCAAAAGTAACAGAATTAGAAAGCAAACTTAAATAGGAGAATCAGAATGAACTGGTCAGAATACAAAGCAAAGAAAGGCAAAACAGCAGACTTTGCAAACAAAGAAGTAGTAACTAAAAAAGCTGTCAAAGAGGTTAAAGACTCTGATGGTGTAGTAGTAAGAAAAGCAGAGGCAGAAGAAAAGAGAGCTTATGTAGCTATGGTTCAAAAGGCTTGGAATCCATCAACTGGAGAAAAGCTAGATGACCAAGAGCGTGAATGGTCACTATCTCAACTTGAATCAGAAAAGAAAAGATATGATGATGAAATGACTAGAGCTAAAGAGTATAGTGATGGATTAGCAGAGGCGATTGCAGACTTTAAAAAACTTTAAATAACAACAGGAGTTAATGATGGCAAAAAAAGAAAAAGAAATGCCTAAAGAACAAGAAGTAACATTATTTGATAAGACTTATAAAGAGTCTGAGTTAAGTGATGAGCAAAAGGTAATGATTAATCATGTAGCTGACTTGGATAGAAAGATAGGTTCAAGTGAGTTTAATCTTCAACAGCTTAGGTTTGGCAAGCAAGCTTTCTTAGATGCTTTAAAAGCAAACATAGATAAAGATGAAGAAGAAAAAGAAAAGTAATCAATCCACAAGTTATAATATCCCTATAAAATTTGTCTTTGTAGGGATGTTATTAACTAGCTGTGAAGGCTGGTCTGTTATGGGTTATGCTTTAGATGAAGCACAAGAAGATAACATAGAGATAAATGAATGAAAAGCCACAGACTGCTAGGTCTTACCGCTCTAATGTTATTGACGACAATCTCATTTTATCTTTTAATTTCAAATTTTTGGCTAATGTTTTTATTGTTGGGGGTTCAATTCTATATGCTTGGTTCAGTTTGCAAGAAAGAATTACAAGCCTTGAAAAAGAAGTGCTGGAGGCTAATGATGAAATTCGCAATCTCATGGCTAAACATCAGTTGGAAGAATCTGCACAGCTAGAAGAGCTTGAAGATAAATTAAAGTTTTACGAAAAAGAATTAAATATTAACCCTCTTTCATGGAGGAAAAGGAAAAAGAAATAAATGGATTTTATGGCTATTTATCAAGAAGGGGGTATGATTGCAGTAGTTGGAATAATGTTTGTTTATTTAGTAGTTTCTTTAAGTAAAAAATCAGAGGCACAACAAGAATCATTAAAAAATTTAGAAATAGAGAATAAGGGTCAATCTGAGACTATAGCTAACATGGAGGGAATGATCATTAAATTAATTTCAAGGTGGAATGAATCTGATGCTGTAAGAGATCGGAGATATGAGCAAACTATAGAGGCTATGTCAGACATGGAAAAACAATTATCAAGAATGGATGGAATTATGTCTAGAATGAATGGAAGTAATAAATAATGGATAGCCTCAAAATAGCCTCAATAAGTTTTAGTAATTACCTAGTTCACCTATCTGGTATTCATGAGTTTTTACAGGTAATTGTGGCTCTTTTAAGTATATTTTTATTAATAAAGAATCTAAGGAATAAATAAATGGAATGGTTAAGCAATAATTGGGAGTGGGTTTTGTTAGCTTTTATGGTTT